TTAGAAATTCGTATAAATTAGTTCTTTAACTGCTACTGCTTTTGATCCTCCTCCTACTGTGTATTTGTGATCTACTTCTTTAAGGTTTAATCCGTCAAAAAGCGCCCGTATGTCTGGGTGGTTATTGATGCTGATTATCATTTTTCCTTGTATCGATTTGGCTAGTTCAGCCATCGCTTGGTATTCCTCGAATGGGAAGGCCACGCCGTAGCCTTCGGTCTGCCAGTAAGGTGGATCACAGTAGAATAGCGTATGAGGTCGGTCGTACTTTTTGATGACGGCTTTCCAGTCGAGGCTTTCTATTGTTGCTCCCGCTAATCGATAGTGGGCGTCGGCCAGATCTTGCTCCATCGTGAAGATGTTGAATCGGGGGCGATTAGTGGTGCTGGAGCCAAAGGTTTGTCCGGCTACTTTGCCGCCAAAGGCCAGCTTTTGTAGATAGAGGAACCGAGCAGCTCGTTGTATATCGGTGAGCGTTGCGACTGGGGTGGCGTGTAGCCACTCCCAGTTTTGACGGCTGCAGAGCATCCATTTGAGTTGTTTATACAGCTCTTCCAGATGGTGTTTTACCACTCTATAGAGGTTCACCATATCGCCGTTGATGTCGTTTAACACTTCGGCTTTGGATGGCTCCTTTATAAAGAAGAGAGCTGCCGCCCCTGCGAACGGCTCAACGTAGCATTGGTGATCAGGGAACAGCGGTAGGATATGTTTAGCCAGGCGACGTTTGCCGCCTATCCAAGGTGTTAGAGGTTTTGCCATGTAGTACTCCATCTTTTGTGATGGGGCTCATGGCCCTCTGTATGTGCCGACAGCGTGGGCACTTGATTTCGATTTCAGAAAAAATAGCTTTCGCTAATAATTTAGAGCATTTAATACAACGTATTTCGTTTAGCATGTGTGAACCTACCGTTAGATTTGATAGGCTACCTCCGCCATGACGTCGTGGTGAGGGAGCCTTAGCTGGTTCACAGTGTTTGCGCACTGTGGATTGGGGCTTGGTTAACTATGCTCAGTAGATCAAGCCGCTTCCTCTTTCCTTAGTTAATAAACCCCTTTTGAATAGTTATTTGCCCGTGTGATTCGATAGACAGCGCGGGTGTACTATCAGTGCGCTTTACTTTGATTGCCATGATGTATTTTCGTGGTAGTAATGCCGCTGTTACAGACGTCTCTACATTCGCTATATACGCTTTATCGCTGTCGGCGATATCAAAAACTTGCACAGCATAATACTCCCCACCATCGGCATCATAGATACCCAACCAACACTCCCACACGCCCTCGGTAATATTATATTCTCTATGTTTATCATCTCGCGGAGTAACGGTTACCGAGAATGATTCGCCTTGTTTGATTACTATACTCATTGGCAAATCCTTTGAATTTCAATATCTAGTGTGGGCCGCCAAACCAGCAGTTCTAACGTTCCTTGTGATACAACAAGATCCAAACAGGCGATAGGGCAGGCGGAAACAACTTCACCAATGCGCGGCACTCCCGCTGCACTGCTGTTATCAAGCCCTATTAAGTGAAGCGTTTGTTCTTGAGAAATTAACGCAGGCACGCCTATAGTAGCTGTTTCAGCAATACTACTTGGCGTAAAACTAACGGTACCGGCGCTTAATGATGACTCACCTACAGCAGCAGAAGTCGATACCCCTACAGACTCAACCACCACTGGGGCAGGTGTGATTACAGCCCCACCTACCTGCGTATCAGTACCGACACCTTCGGCGCTGATTGATTGAATCGGTATAAATGAAGGCTCGCCAACACTGCCACCAGAAGCCACGGACAAAGACTGAACCGATACGGGTGAAGGAGCTAGTTCAGATTGCCCAACAGTAGCGCCAGAGGCAATACTACTTGGCGTAAAACTAACGGTACCGGCGCTTAATGATGACTCACCTACAGCAGCAGAAGTCGATACCCCTACAGACTCAACCACCACTGGGGCAGGTGTGATTACAGCCCCACCTACCTGCGTATCAGTACCGACACCTTCGGTGCTGATTACCTGACTAGGTGCGCCACCTTGATTGAATACAAGAGCACCAACAGCGCTAGGATTCGATACCCCTACAGACTCAACCACCACTGGGGCAGGTGTGATTACAGCCCCACCTACCTGCGTATCAGTACCGACACCTTCGGTGCTGATTACCTGACTAGGTGCGCCACCTTGATTGAATACAAGAGCACCAACAGCGCTAGGATTCGATACCCCTACAGACTCAACCACCACTGGGGCAGGTGTGATTACAGCCCCACCTACCTGCGTATCAGTACCGACACCTTCGGTGCTGATTACCTGACTAGGTGCGCCACCTTGATTGAATACAAGAGCACCAACAGCGCTAGGATTCGATACCCCTACAGACTCAACCACCACTGGGGCAGGTGTGATTACAGCCCCACCTACCTGCGTATCAGTACCGACACCTTCGGTGCTGATTACCTGACTAGGTGCGCCACCTTGATTGAATACAAGAGCACCAACAGCGCTAGGATTCGATACCCCTACAGACTCAACCACCACTGGGGCAGGTGTGATTACAGCCCCACCTACCTGCGTATCAGTACCGACACCTTCGGCGCTGATTACCTGACTAGGTGCGCCACCTTGATTGAATACAAGAGCACCAACAGCGCTAGGATTCGATACCCCTACAGACTCAACCACCACTGGGCCAGGTGTGATTACAGCCCCACCTACCTGCGTATCAGTACCGACACCTTCGGCGCTGATTGATTGAATCGGTATAAATGAAGGCTCGCCAACACTGCCACCAGAAGCCACGGACAAAGACTGAACCGATACGGGTGAAGGAGCTAGTGCAGATTGCCCAACAGTAGCGCCAGAGGCAATGCTATCTAGTGTTATTGTATAAGTTGGCGCACCGCCTACATCCTGATCATCCCATGCACCTACAGTTAACCACGTAGTATCGCTGGATTCATTCGAGTGCTCCGCCGCCTCTCTATTCGGGTCAATAGACCCCAATCTAATAGTGACTGAGCCTATTTTCCCATTAAATGCTAAGTTTCCGTTATAGTAGTTACCAACTAATATTGGTTGACTATTTGTAAGCTGCCCATTCCCCGGCATAGCATTAGTTGCGGCAATAACACCATTAACATATATGTAGCAATTTATTGCATCTGAAGACAGGCACGACCTTGTTGTCTTTGTTACTGGGCTTATATTTACATACTGAGGACCAGTAATTGCTCCACTCTCTCCTGCCCCGTCTTGGACAATGCCCTGCAGCTCTTCATTGGAAGAGCCGCGGGCATTTAGCTGGAACCAGTTAGCAGAAATTGACTCATGCCTATTAGATATTATGCCGCCAGAATGTAAGACGTCTCTCCTGTTCCATGTGGTTATAGTAAAGAAGCTAGAGTCTAATAAATTAGCTGTGTCGGTAAGGGTTAGTTTGCTAGTAGTTGACCCAAAATCAGTCCATGTGCTTCCAAAAGGAGCCCCATAAGTAGTCTGAGTTACTGCCCCGTACGCGACACCATCGTGACCATTCCCTGTAGAATCCACATAAGATGAATCGTTTAGATGCAAGACTGCTAAGTAATCCGTCCATACATTGTTACGGCCATAGTCCTCAGTTTCTCCTGGCTGCAATGAAGCGACAGTATCAGACTCGATATAGATTGTAGCGCCTGTATACGCTGTAGTCTTAACCCTAACCTGAATCTGAGGGCTTCCACCTGTGACAAAACTAATAACCTCAACAGGCAGTTGGGTTGCTTTAGTGTCGTCAGTGTAAGCACGTAAGTTCCCACCACCATTGGCAATCGAGGTAGCACCACCATCTATAGCCGCAACGGGGAAAGAGGCATTCGTCAATAAAACAGCAAAATTTGTATGGCTCCCCGTTATCGCTGGGAGCGTTAGCGTTGCACCATACCTAGGCATTATTCAACCAGGAATCTAGTGCGGTACCCTGCCTCATCAACAGGATTAGTAGGATCAGTCACATATGCATTTAAATTTGATAGAAATACCGCCTCATCGGCGTCTTTTATCGCGCCAAGATCGGTAATAGTTTTACTGAATCCGATAATTGGAGCGGCACCCACGGCGAATTTATCCGCAATAACCTGCAAATCGGAGGCTGTAGCAGCGCCGTTCAAATACTGACGATAGGCAAACACACCCAAATTACGTGCCCGGTTGAGTGCCGTCGATAGCGCCGTAGTCGCCTGCTCGATTTGAGTCTGAATCGCTTTTTGTTCTATCTGAACATTTTTAGCAATCGTTTCTGATTCTGTTGGAAATAAACTCATACTATTTGCTCCTCAATCACTCGGCCATTGTGCATATATCGCGCTACCCGATACCCCATAGCGGCAAACTCTTTGCGCAGCTCGACCCTAAACCGCATAAACGCACCCGGCGTCAGGCTCATACCCATGTGAACTTCAACTGTTTCATTGAGGCAGTTGATCACTTCGCATGATGCGCTAAAAGTATGCCCATCGGCGTTGTATCTAACTCGCCAGCCAATAGGTTCGAGTTCGATCATAATAGTTACAGCTTAAAAATCTTATTAGCGCCGTTATCCCACACTGCATTGATATCGCCAGTATTGGGGATCACAGGCAAGCCGGTGGCGGTGTCTATATAAACGACCAGTTTAAAGGTCTCTATTGAACCGGTACCCGTGGCTAAAATCACAACTTCGGACTCGTCGCCGGTAGCAGAGGGGTAAACTGAATCAGCGGCATCAAAAACACCGTCAACAACGGTTTTCCCGGTCAGTACTGCTGTCATCGAAACACGCGCGATGGCGGGTACATCTGCCATCGTGGTATGGGTTGCTGCATAGGTATAGTCGGCGCTATCAACCAGCACCGCGACTACATCATTTGTCAAAAGGTCGACTTCGCCTTTTAACGCGGCTTCTTTGAATTTTGGATATAACAGGTTGCTCATCGGGCGCTCCGGTCTGTTTGTAGTTTGCAAGTTATATAAAAACAGATCGGAGGTGTTGGGCTTACGGGAAGGGGTTCAGTGGTTTAGCGGGAATTTAGCGGTTTAAAGGGGTTATGAAGGCCCTCGCTGTTGATGGCGAGGGCTGTTAGTGAAGGTCTGTAGCGAGGATCAGTCTAACGTTTCCTGGTAGTTATAGATGATGTGGCGATGTGCATGGATCAGGCGGTTGAATACGCATTCTAGTCCGGCATTGCCCCATGTTCTGTAAGTTTCGCCGTGCGGTTGGCCGTGGCTGCGCTCTTGGTAGTTGATTAGTAGCGCGTTGATCTGCACGACGTTATTCCAATCGTGGCCTGCGTAATTTGTGCCAAAATCCGCGCCAAATCCGCGATGTTGGTATTCTGTGATGGCGATTTCATAGCCCAGTACGGCGGCGATACCCAGCAAAAACTCACGGCTCTGGCCGCCCATCAGCTGGTATTTCTGCACTAGAGCGATGCGCCGCTGCTGAAAGACTTGCTCGCCACTGCACGTATCGGGCAGGCCGTACATTTGCTGCCATTCGTCGAGTAACTCAAACGTCTGGCTGGGGGCAGCTTCTGTGAGCAGATCGTTTGCACGCTGTTCGATGCGTGCAAATTCTTCGCCGACACCGCTCATGAGCTGGCCGAGGGCACTGTCGGCATCGGTGGACCAGGCATCGCCACGGGGCAGCAATGCCAGCAGTGTGTCACGGTAGTCACTCAAGCTATGTGGCATCTCAATCGGTCCAGATAAGCGCGTCTAGTTCACTAGAGGAGACGCTGGCGATATCACGCAGCAGCTGTTGTTTGCGTGCCAGCTTCACCTGGTAGACCGCGCCGACGGCGGCCGCGATGGTGCGCCCGGTGCCGATATCGAGGCTGTAGGCCTGGTTAGCTGCATCAAACAGGTCAATCTCTGTCTGGCCCATTTGCTCGGCAAGACGCACCGCACCGTCGATCGCAAGCGCACTGTCCATACCGCCGTTCCATGTAGTATCGTTAGCCGCCACCGGCTGTTTGATTGACGCGCTAAAGCCGTCGCGCACGGCGTTTGCCGCTGCATCGCGGGCGGCCTGTAGCACCGCCGCTGTATCCGTTACCCATGCGCCATTTTGCCAGCTGTCGTACGCGCTTGGCTCACTAACGGTCAGGTGAGCGGGCAGCGGCCCGACGTCATTAATAGTGATACGCTCTTTTGTCTCGGTATGCCAAGCCAGGCTAGCGCGATGGTCTTCAAACACGAGCCAGGCGGTATCGTCGGCGTTGCGCTGGGCGACTTCGTCCGGCTTCAGCGCGGGCAGCGCATCGGCGGTAGCAAACGCCAGGGATAAAAATTGCGCGGGTTTACGCGGATTCACCATCATGTCTGATGAGTGGGTGTATAGACGCGTGGCGTGATCAAAGTGATGCTGCATGATGCTCTCCTTATGATTTTTACTGGTACCAAAAACACAGCATCAGGGCAATGTTGCGGGGGCGAGCGTCTGTGCCGCCTTCTGATTCTGTTGTGCCTGTGCCGTTATTGTTGCGGGCGTGGGTATTCCCCTGCCCATCCCCCGAAATCTGCTGACTGACGACCTTACCGTATACGTGAGTGTGAGCCTTGTTTCGACTGTCTTGCGTGCTACCCAGCACTCGCCCTGCATCAACGCTGCCGCCGCTGTCCCAGACGCGCACGAACTCACCCAGGGTTTTGGGTGCGCGAAATGTAGTTGACATATTCCCCGTCGACCAGCAACCCAGCCGTCCTGCGCTCCATGCAGCATCAGTGACGAGTGTAAAGCCGTGGTCCACATCACTAATATAGGCCCACAACTCTGGATAATCGGCACGGTTGAGCAGCTGGCCAACATACTCCATTGCGCCCACCGGCGGTGTCTCGCCGCTGTGATAAAATGGCTCTCCCAGCGCGCGGGTGGCCGACAGCGCTTGCACGGCCTGCAGCACTAAGGTCTGATCGTCTTCGCTGGGTGTCAGGCCCGCCCCTTCGATGAGATTAATCAGTTCATCAAAAACCATATTTTGATAATCAGCAGAATCGCGGCTAGCGGGGATGCCACCCACCGGGTCACCGTCTGTGAATTTGTCGTTTAATAACCGTGCACTCACATCGGTTTTTGGATAATCCATCTAGGCGTTCCTTATATAACAATTAAATTAATGGCTTATGTCGGCCAGGCAAGTACACCCAGCACAGGGAACTCATGTGCCGCGCAGCTAAAATTATCAGCCAAGGAGATTCTGTGATCGCGCTCACCGCTGGCCAGCGATATTTCCTCGTTGATCTGACTCAAGAGCAACTCACCGCCGGGTTCGCCTTCACGGCTGATCAAATCATTAAGCGCGGCGGCGATGGCGGCTTTAACGGCAGCGGTGAGGGGCTCTAATCGCGTAAAAGTGATATCTAGGGGCTTGGCGGTTAGCGCACCAATATAAAACCCCGCCATGCCTGCCGGGCGACGGCTGTCGATATAGTTGGTGACTGCATCTATGTGCGCCTGGGTGGCTATCGCTGATGACAGGTTATCGGTAACAAACCGCACCAGCACAGTACCAATGCCCATGCCGTTGGGATAACACCAAGCACGGGTCACGTCGGTGTGGGCGGCTTTAGCCCAGGCGATATAGTCCGATTGATTACCGCCCATGGGTGGATTTTTGCGGCGCGCTGATAGACGCTTCTTGACGCGACTGATCGACTCGATATCGGCTCCGCCCGCGAGACTGATAACCGTGGCTTCACTGTCGATATCCAGCACCGGCTGCATCAGGCGGAGCTTAGCGCCCGTTAGCTGGTTGCTAGTTACGCCGGCAGCGGCGGCCGCTACCTGAACAACCGCCGACCCCGCAACTATGACAGCCGTAACGGTGACGCGATAGATTAGCTGGCTATCGTCCTGGAGCAAGGTTTCGGCCGGGATCTGCGCCGCATCGGTGCCGCTGAAGGTCATTGTGCCGGCGGCGCGGCTGGCGGCAATCTGATAAATGCCGACTTCAGCCGCCCGGCGTAGCAGGTTGGTAGCGTCGGCCGTGTCATCAAACAGCTGAGCGACGTTATATTGCAAGTGACCATGTAAACCATGGGCAACGCCGGCCACGGCTTGCGAGAGCGGGTAGTGGATATCGCCACGGCGGCTGGACTTCTGATCGCCATGGCGTTCAATATCCGCCGCGACACGTTGTTGCAGATCGGGACGGGATGGACGGCTAAACGACATGGTAGTGCTCCCGTAATAGCGCTATCCAGCTGCCGTCAGGCAGCTGGCAGTTGATTTCAAATTCAATTCTATCCAGCGCGCCACGCTGGGCATCGACATTCACCGCTAACAGATGGCCGTCATCGACCATCCAGCTGAGTGCAGCGCTGCAATAATCACGCGCCTTGTTAATCACAGGCGGGGTCACTTTTTCGCGTGCCAGCAGCCATAACTTACTGCCTAAACTCTCGCCCTCTGGCAGATCAATGTCGCCCCAATAGCCGCGCCGTTCGACGCCACCATCCGGCAGTGCGTCATCGGCCGAGGCGCGGGCATCAGTAAAGAGGCTGATAGTGACGGCGTTTTCCAGCCAGGTCAGTCGATCGGATGGACGCGCCTGCAGATCTATCTGCTGGGTTAGATCGCTCCAGGCGAGTGCGAGCATGGTCATAGGTTAGGCTCCTCTGTTGTGCCGCTGGCGGTTTGTGGGTGTGTATGCTGATCCGCACTGGCTCCACGGTGGGTGATAAAGTCAGCCGCTTTGACTACGCCTGAGCAGACGACCTCGGGGGTGTCGATGAGGACCTGTACACTGGCTTTTATCTCGACGACGCGATCCTTGCGGATATGCACTTTATCGCCGTGCTGGTTATAGACGGCGGCCTCGCCTTCTTCTATGACCAATCGATAGCGCTGATCACCGGCTAACAGGGCGACTGTGTGAGAACCGTTGCCATTAAACGCCAGCGCTATCACGTCGGCACCCGGCAGTGGATGCGAAGTAAAACCGAAGGGCTCCAGATGTTCGATATCGGCCAGTGCTTGGCCGCCTTCCACCTGCAGCTGCAAGTAGCGGATTTTGTTGGCGTAGCTAACGCGGCGCAGCAACGCGCGCTGGCTGATGCGGCGAATCTTACGAAATGCCTGGCGTAATAACTCTCTCATAAGATAAACCCCCGCGAGACCGTCTCGACCTCTGGCACCAGCGCAAACGCTTCTTTTGGCATGACCCGGATCTCGGTATTACTGCCGTCGTCATCTAGCATCAGGCGAGTCTCGACGATTAAGCGCTGGTCATTCCACCCCATCCAAGGGTCGGTGACCTGTATCAACTCGTTCGGCGTCCAGATTCGGCCGCCCGACGTCTGGCGCCAGCCTGACACCGTATATACAACACCGACCGACCGGCCTTCGTGCACGTTGCGTTGCCATTCTGCACGGGTTTTACAGCCGGCGATGTCGAGCGGGTTATCAGAGCTAACGACGAATGGCCGGTGCCTGGCAACCGTCGCCGACGACGAAATCGCCGCCTTAGGCTGGCTGTTATCAACGCCTTCAAGCTTGACCTGAGGCGTGTTGGGCTGCTGACCTGTGACTATGTAATCACTAAACAACGCCTGCGCGCTAAAACTCCCGGACGCGCTCTTAATGTTTTTCCCCAGGGCGAGCGCGACATCGGCGCGGGCAGTGCCGGCGCGAGTGATACGCAGATTGCCCTGCTCGTCAGAGATCAGCAGCACGGCACGAATCCGCGCTTGTTCTTCTAAAAATTCCCAAATGGGCTGGCCTAAATCTAACGTCGGCGTCTTACCCACGAAGGGCTGATTAGCGGCAGTTTTGGCACTCGCGTCTATCAGCACACTAATACCGAAGGGTTTACAGAGCAGCGTCGCGATCTGCGCCAGACTCTGGCCACTAAACTGCTTGCCTTCGGTGGAGCAGTCCACCAGATCGCCCAATTTGCTACGGCCTCGGGCACTCAAGGCATGGGTGGTAGCGCCATATTCAGGATCGACATCATCGATATAGCCAGTCAGCAGCAAGTCGTCATTGACATAGACCTGCAGCCCCATGCCGATCTGAACCGAGCGGGGATTAATGCCCTCTGTATTTCCCCAGGTATCGGTCAGACTCACATCAAACTGCTGCGGGCCACGCTCGATAGAGCGCCCGACGGTGGCGCGGGTCCAGCCGCGATGCGGCTTGCCGTCCATCATTAGGATCAGTTGATCGCTCATTGCAGCACCTCGATATCGACACCGGCAGGCATAAAGCCTGGATGGCTGATGTTGTTACGTTGGATCAGTTCCTCGGCGCGATCAGCGTCGCCGTATAGCTGATGGGCGAGCACTAATGCCGGTAGCGGACGCTGTAGCCGTATCTGTTCGATACGCTGCAGCCCAGGTGCGACGTCATCCACCCGCCGCATTAATGCGCTTTGCAGATCTGCTAGGGCGTAGTACTCGGCATCGCTGCCAGCGTCAATCAAGCTGTCGAGCTGCTCAAGAATACTATCGCGGCTCGCTATCGCCTGGTCGTAAGTAGTGAAGGGGGTGGGTTTGTTGGCAATAAGCCGCGCCGTTTCAATCACAACCAGCCCCAGCAGCGCGTTACTGAGGGCCGCCTGATTCGCAGCCTGCTGCTTTCTGCTGGGGGTGGTTTGCGGTACTGACTCAAAAATACCGAACGCCGACAGCAGCGAATGGTAACTATTGAATGCCCCGGCGATATCATTCACACCGCCGATAATAGACACCACGATCGCGCCCAGCTTGTTGATCAATTTCAGGGGCTGCAGCACCAGGTCTTTTAGCTGGTCGGTAAACTCGTTGATCTGAGTAACCAGGGTGTCCAGCGGCTGCATCAGGCTGCTGATGCGGCCATTAATACTACCCAGGGTGTCGGTGACAGACGCAAGTTGATCGGTCGCCGCGTCTAGTACAGATTGCTGCAGACCCTCTACACTGAACTCTGCTGCAAATTCATCCTGCACGGCGACGCTAGCAGCCTCTGCGGCGCTGTTCAGCGCGTGCGCATTGGCGGCCATAGCAATGGGATACTGACGCTGGCCGGCACGCAGGTACTCAATATCTATCTGACAGAAACCGCCCCGGCGTGTGGTGATGGTCCAGCTATATTGCTGAATCTGCACCCGTAGTGTGCCCAGATAAGGGTGCACTAATGTGCCCGGCCCTGGCTGCGTGAGGGCCTCAATTAACTGATCACGCTCCAGATCATAATCAGGCCCTACCACAAACATCTGCAGGCGTTCCGATTCCGCTGTTTTGCCCAGATCCTCTGCCCAGTGCTGTTCTTGCTGCGGATACTGATGCAGCGCGACCCGACGCCCCCCTTGGCCGCTTGCCTGGTCTATCGAGAAACTAACGCCCCGAAATGAACCGGGCTGTAAACGCGCGCGCCAGCTCGTCATGGCATCATCATAGATACGCCGGCCATATCGACCGCTATATTCCTGGCATCAATTTTACGTACATTAACGCGCCTGTCGTCGACTTCGATTTTTAACGTCGCCTGGGCGCGGGCGTCGGCATCCAGTGCCGCCTTGGCATTATCATTGCCCAGCGCCGCCGCTATTTTAGCCAGGCTTTTGCCGAGGGTGTCGGCCAGCGCGGACTGAATGCTGGTGTCAAAATTATCGTCTGAGTACTGAAAACCGCGATTGACTAGCGAGCCAACGCCATAGCCAGCGGCTCCGGCTCCTGCTACGCCGACGCCCGCCCACCCCAGCGCCGCACTGCCATACATAGGCAGGGCCGACAGATTGCTACCGCCGAGTAAGGCGGCAGCGGTGCGCGCCCGACTAAACACCGAAGTGGCAGCAGAAGGCAGTACGGTAGGTGTGGTAGGGAGCGCGGCAGCAGGCATACCACCCAAACTACCCGGCATATTGACGACATAAACCGGTGTAACACCCGCCATCTCCTCTAATGCGGCACCGGCTGCCACGCCACCCGCCAGATTACCGGCCCCGCCGAACAGTTTTCTCGCCACACCGCCGCCGTATTTATAGAGTGCAGCGCCGCCGACCAGTGTCGCCGCACCGCCCAGCAGCAGATCCTTGCCGTCCAGCCCCAGGCCGCCTTCTTTTTTGCTGTCTAGGGTGTGCTTTATTATCTTACTGATGGCGGCATTAATGGGCATAACGAACGCATCGGCGGCCTGACCCAATGCGCCCTTCAACCGGCCGGTTTGGTCGATCGCATTGTCCAGGGCGTCTTTGACATCGGCAGCGATAGCGCCCGCTGCCCCCCGCGACTTACCAGTAATAGCGCGCATGCCAGCCACATTATCACCGCTTAAAAGCTGCTGTATGCCGCGCTGGGTGTCCAGATCCGTCTTGCCGAACGCGGCGGCAATCAGCGCATCGCGCTGCTGATCGGTTTTTTGCTTTTGATAAATAGTAGAGATGTCGCCAATTACCGAGAATGAATCGCGGCGCTCACCTTTTTTGTTGTAGAAATCGACCCCGAGCGAATCGTGGACTTTTTGCTGATAAATATTATTAGTGAAGATGCGCAGGGTGCTGTCTGCCAGCGTCGCTAGACGTTCGGGTTTGCGCTCGATAAACGACAGCTGTTCGATAAATCCTAACGTCTGATCAAAATCCAGATTGGCTTTTTTGGCATTGCCGCCGACCCGCGCGAAGATGCTCGCCAGATTTTCCAATTCGGCATTCCCTGCTCGCCCCGCGACTGTCATCTTATCGAGTATATCGGTGGCCACACCGGCCTGCGCCAGATCGAAGTTGAATATCTCACTGCCTACCGCCAGGCCACCGGCCAGGGCGTCTGATTTGGCACCCGTGACTGCTGAGGCCGGCGCGATCGCTTGGGTGGCTTTCAGCGCCTCAGCCCAACTCAATCCAGACGCCAGCAATGTATCGTTGGCCGTCCGCGAGCTATCAACCGCCACGCCGTACTGTTGCTGTAACGCGAAAAGCTCTTGGCGTAGCGCCTTCGTTTCGGTGCGGGCCACGCCGGCGGTTTGTGACATGCGCGTCAAATTCTTATCTAACAGCGCCGAGTCTTTAGCGATTCGTAGCCCCGACCAACTGGCACCGATAGCCAGCAACTGGTTGCGAAAACTGCCCATTACGCCGCCGGTCAGCTGCCTGAACTGCTGGTTCAAACCGCGCAACTCACGCGTCGAGCCGTTAGCAAACCGCTGCACCTGCTGGCCTGATTGCAGCAAGCCACGGTTAAACTGTGAGTTCCTCAGGTCAAGCCGGAGGCTAGTTGTCAGATCGGTCACGGCTAAACATCTCTAGATAGTGATTGAATTCATCGATCGGCAGCGCCCGTATTTCAGCGCGCGGCCAGTGCGTCTTCAGCGCGATTAACGCTATGCAGTCCCAGCCTCGCTTTCGCGCATCGAGCCGCTGCTGGCAGCTCTGTCGAGCTTTCCCTGCGCCTCACGTAGCACCTGAAAGTCGCCTGGGGTTAGCGCGCGGATCTGAGATAGCGTAAACGGCCCGTCACAATCACCAATACGCACTAGCTGGCGGGCAATCAACGCACCATTAAAGGCCAACTGGTTCTCTAAGCCACCGCTCTCTATCTCGGCATCGAACAGCGCGCCGGCGGTTTCAACCTCGCTCATCTCAAAGGTTTTCTGCAGCTTTTCTTTAAATTTAAAGCCGTGGGTCAGGGTGCCGGTAATAGTGCTCATGGTTATACCTTCTCTGCTGGGTTGCCGGACATCTCTACCGAGATCTCGCCGTTACTGAGTGATGCGGGTGTGGTAGTGAAGGCATCGGTGACTATCCAACTCTGGCCGCTATCGTCCTGAACATTCACATTGACGCCCGCCATATCGCGTACCTGGTCGAAAGTATCCGGCAGATTAGGCAGGCGGAACGACAGGGTTGCCGGTGCCGTCTCTTCGCTGTAATGCACGCGATCAGACTCGGTCACCACCGCCGCACGGCTATTCCCGCCGGGGTTAAATGAGCCCCCCGGCAGGCTCTCAACGCGCCCTATGCCGGGCACTGTGATCAGTATTTTCTTCGCTACTTTAGCCATCTCTCACCTCACACTATGAATTGCTGTTTACCGGCAAACACCCGCGCCTGATTGACCAGGTTTGGTGTATCGCGCCAGTTCAAACGGTTGCGATCATCACTATCGCGCTCGACTATCAAGAGTCGATCGTAGTTTGTGTAATCCTCGACCCAGCCGCGTTGCTCCAATACTCGATACAGCGCCAGCAGCTCACCGCGCCAGATTTTAGGCGTAATCACCGCCTGACCTACGCCAAAGGCGGTCCCATCGTCGGCGAGCTTATAGCGCGGGTACTTCTGCGACTGCAGCAAGCGTTGCTCAAACCGTATTCGCTCCAGCGTTTCGGGGGTGCAGATATCCAGATATGAGGCATCCGCCAGGCTGGCGCTGTTGGTCTGATACATGGTGATCTGGCGCTCGAGGCGGCAGGTGCCGTCTCGGTCGACCGTGTAGGTGCTGATGCCGTCATAAAGCAGCAAGTTACGCTCTTGACGGGTCCAGATCTCATGCCGCGCCGGTGCCAGCATGCCAGGCAAGGTCAGCGTCTGCAGCGGACGGGCCGGATCGATACTCAGCGACAAGGCGGCCACGGCACAGTTGATAGCGGCGGCACTATAGGTCGGGGTGGGGCTGGCACCTGTGCCCAGGCAAGTGATGTGCTCGTTATTACGCCCCGAACCGAAGGTGCCGGTAACGGCATGAGTGCCAGAAAAGGCGCTAAAAGCACGACAGCCAATCTGGCGCATCGGCCCCCAACGGTCGCCCAGCTCGGTTTCTAACGCGACCAGATTAGACGTGTCGGTATAAGGGTTGATGATCCAGTTAAACCACTCGTCGCCTAATGCATCGATAGCCGGGCCCAGATCAGGGTTGCTGGTGCCACCGGCCATAGTGCCGATCGTCAATGCCAGGCCTGCCGGCATCACCTCGGCGTAGTAGTTGGTGCGGATATCCAGCGCGTTAAACACGTCGCCCTTGTGACGCGCCGTGAGCGTGACAGTGTCGGTCGAGACCGTTGCCGTTAGCGGTAGATCCAGATCGGCATTGATAGCCGCGTTGATACTGGTCGCCACTGCAGCGGCATCATCACCCGACGCTATGCCGACTTTTACGCGGCTACCACCGATATAGAGCATCAGGGTGCCGGCAGCCGTCGGTGGCGCCCAGACCTCAATAGTCGTGGTTGCGGCCTGACCGGCGGCATCATCGTCTAGGGCAATAGCCCAGAGCTCGGTATTGGCATTGGCACCCAGCGCCGCTGCAATCATCAGCGCGAGCATAGAACCACGGCCAAACAGACTGACTGCCTGGCTGGGATCGGTAACGCGCACCGGCTCGCCTTCGACCTGTGTGCCTGTCGGCAAGCGCTGCCCGACCGCGACTATCTTATGCATGATGCCAGCCGCACCGGCCAGCTCATTGTTAAACTCAATGTATGCGCCGGGGGTGCGCAGGCTAGCGGGGATGCTATCGAATGAAATCGCCATTATTTAGCGCCTCTGTTTTTAGCCAGCACCGCTGTTTCAGCGGCGGGCGGCTGGGGTGACTGTTCTGAAGACGCGGCTTGACCGACGCTTAGCAGATCGCCGTCACGTAAGCGGCGGCGGTAGTAGCTGTGGTTCGGTACGCGGCAGCCGTCGGCCGGCATGATGGAGCCGTCTTCCTTTCGTACCTGGCCAACGTTCGGCCGTACATTTAGCAGGTTTTGCATGGGTCAATCCTCTTAAGGAATGTCGGGAATTTCGACAGCATCGATCGCCATCAGGTGTTCAGCATCGCTTTCGTCATAATGGCGGGCGGTGTAGCGCTGCCAGTCGTCCAGATTATCGATATCGTCCAGGCTGAGAGCATCTGGCCAGCGCATCGGTAGCTCAAACGTCATCTCGTAACAGCTAATACCCTGCTTGGCTTCGGCAAAGCTGAATAAATTTTTCACCCGCAGGAAGCGCAGCACGTCGGGCTGGTCCAGATCCAGACCGTGCAGCACCGGCAATAAGCGCTCAATTAGCTGATAGACGCCCACCTCTGTTTTGCCGTTAAGCGTGCGGGCGACCACATATACATGCCACAGCCCCAGCAGCTGGTCGCCGTCTTTTTCCTGCAGCTTGCCGGCCGAAAAACCTATATAGACGCTCGGCGCAGAGATGAGCATGTGCTTGACGACTTCCGCGCCCCACCGCCCAGGGTGGGTTTCAATCTTATGCACGGCACGACCTAGCGCGCCCGCCACCGCATCCTTGATGCCTTGCTCCACCACCAAAAACATTAGATAAATCCTTTATCGGTGCGACCAAAAACAGAGCCAGCCGAGGTAACGAACGCACCATCCATGGTCTCGGGACGCTGCCCCTGAGCATCTATGCCCAGCGTGATTGCGCCGATCGCTACTTTTTCAAGATAACGCACCGCTTCCTTATAACGCGCCGTCACTTCCTCCAACGGGCTACGGTCATGCAGAAAATAGCGCGCCATATCACAAGCAAAACGATTCAGCACCGGCGGGATCTGCGGCAGCGGCAGCGGGTAGCGAGCCGCCAGATAGCTGTCGATGGTGGCCGAGGCATCTGCTATCGCACGATCCACCTGCACCTGGTTTACCTGCTCCGGAAACTCACCGAACGCATTGGCCACGGCCGTCAGCGTAATCAGCTCATCGCTGCCGAACCTGTCGGTCAGATCCTGCGTGCTGCAGTACATACTAGGCTCCAGCCTGGGCGGCACGCGCCGCTTCAATAGCGCTGATTAGCGTGGGCTTATTCATGCTCGCGTACCCCGCAATATTGCCGGTGCCCGCTATCAGCTTCAGATCAGGCAGCGTCATATCTTTTAGCACTGGCTCCATGCTGTCCGGCTCCACGGCCCCTTCCTGACTCTGATGCGCGTCGTCTGAATCCGTTTCAGGCGCATCGACAAACTCAACCACCAGGCGCGGTTCTTTTTGCAACTGCGCCAGCTGAGTCTCTGAAAACTCAGACACGGGATACGTTGTAGGCTCTGCCGGATGCGCAACACCCGCACGACGAAACCCCTGAATAGCGGCTGTAATACGGACATGACTAGCGATAGTAGGTTTAGACATTTCATTTTATCTCCTGATGGACCGGAGGTGAGGCACACGCCTCACCGACTAACATGGCGCTACATGACGGCGGGCTTACGCCAGCCAAGGACAAACGAGCAGCTCTACCTTTTTGTAGTTGGTATTGCTGGCACCGTTGGCGTTGTTCACCGCTTCGAGCAGCAGCTCGGCTTTCGACATATTGTCGGGGCCTACTACCATCAGGTCGGGGATTACACCCAGCGGCGAACCGGCATCATTCTTTTGCTTGATCATGGCGGTGCGGGCAGCGTTGAAGTTGGCGGCACTCAGGTCTGCTTTAGAGGCAAACGCTAACTGCCATAGGCCGAAACCTGCGTTACAACGGGCATCGGTTCCCCAGATATACTCATCGGTCATAAACACATGATCGGAGGTGTTGGCGTCTTTCTTCATCACCAGGTTGAACGGGCGACGTGTTTGCCAGATCAGCGGCTTGATAGCGCGCTTAGTGCTGAGCAGGTACCAGCCTTCACCCGCACCGGCCTGCATGTTAGATACCGATACGACCGCCTCGCCGTTACCCACAGGATGGTCGGTATCAAAAAAGTTTTGGCCGTCGTAACAGGGGGTAGTGAAACCGTCTTTTAGCAGCGCAAAGGTCATGACGTCCGGGAACTCAGCGGCATCTTGGCCCATCTGCGCAAACAGCGGCGTATACACACCAAACTGATCATCTTCGATCACATCACGCGGGATCGCTTCGGTCTTTTCAAACTTGCGGTTTTTGATGGTGAAGTCGTGATCTTTCAGGCGGTTGATGGCACGTTCGCCCAACCATTCGCGAATCTGGCTAGAGTTGCCCAACCAGGCATAAGTGTTGGCCGCACCGGTGGACGGGATCACCGTCGCCACGCGCTGGTATTGCGACGGGGCACCGGCAAACGCATTGTTAAAGGCAGTTTTAACCGCCGTGTTCAGAATGCCGAGGTTGTTAGCATTGATTTCCATGTGTCTCTCCAAAAAATTAGTCAGGGGTGCTAATCAGCGGTTAGCTATCAATTAGCTGATAAAGACCCACACGCCGCCGCCAGACGCCACATCATCGATACGCCCGACAGCAGAGCTGCCAGTACTCACCGCCGTCACTGTTTGGTCGTCTGCGATATAGGCCGTAGAGCCAATGTGCGATCGATCGATATCACCCGCATTCGCCAAAAAGTGCGAACCCATGCGAGTGACAACGTTGCCCGCACCATCCCCACCGGCAACGTTATTGCTGGCGTGTTCTGCTACCCCACGAATACGTAAGCCGGTAGCGACCGTGGCCGGTTGTGCAAAGCTGGTAGCGTTGAGCACAATCAAGGCACCGGAATGAATCACGACACCGGCAGCTACCGGGTCAACATGCGAACCCTGAGCTCGGCGCTGGGTGTTACGGTTAGTTGTGAGAGCTGACATTACGCATCACCTTTTTTTGTTTTAAAGAAGTCTGCTTCAGAGATGCCGGTGGCCAGGCACACCTTTTTCTCATCAGCACTGAGGGTGGCCAGTGGATCAACGTTGTCGGCATCTGGCTTTGTGCCATCGGTCTGCATCGCGGCTAATGCGGCAATGGGCTTGGATTTGTCCAGAAACGCCTGCAGCGCCGCCATATCTTGCTTACCCAGATCACGCGCCCAGGCTTCCATCGCCGGAACAATGCGGCCTTCTTGCTTGGCTTTATCAATCGTTTGATCGAGTTTGGAGGCGTTACCTTCAGCCGATAAAACAGCGATCTGCGCATGTAGCTGGTGCATCACGTCAACCGGTACATACTTGGCAGGGTCGACTGTGCCGCCGTTATCATTGGCTTTAAGTGCCGCAACTTGCGTGGCCAGCGACTCGACCGTAGCGGCTTTAGTGATCTGCGCGCTAAGTGCGGCCAATGCAGCGGCTTGATCAGGCTCTTTGCCGTCTTCTACTGTGATGCCAAGCTGAGCCAGCATCTTTTTTAAAAGTTCATTCATGGAATGCTCCGTTGGATGGGTTGTAGTCAGTGTTGTGTTAAGAGAAAGCGCTGCCAGCGCCTCAACGGCTTGCAGGCCATCAATGCCAGGGCGATTAACCAACGCAGCCGAATGCAGCCGCAAGGGGCGGCCGGTGATAGCGTCATAAGGGAAAACAGCAGAGAGGTATTTGTATTCGCCGTTTTTAATAAAGTCGGTAGCGCGGGGCGTCCACTGCGGTTTGATCCATAAACCGGAGCCTTCGCGCCATTCCATTGTTTTAAACCAACCGGCAGCGGGTGCCGGCAGGCCGTTATCTTCCGCTTTTAGGGTTTGGTGTTCGTAATCGATAACGACCTCGTTTAAGCGATCGTTCGCCAGCGCGATAAGGTCGGCGGCAATATCTGCATCGATAAACCAGTGATGACCCGGCACATCAAACGGGCGACCATCCACGGCACGAAAGAGGCCAGCGGGTAGCAGCTGCTGCCAGCCGTTATCGTCTACGTTTAGATCGAGCGAAAGCACCGCCACCGGCTCGGGTGTGGTACTTAATACGGCAAGAGGGAAAGGGCTTGATGTCTTCATGCCGCCAGATTAGGAGATCTGGCGGCAAGGGATTAGAGGAAGGGGTTCAGTGGGTTATACTATAAAACTCGTCAACAATAGCTTGGCCTGGCGGTAGTTTTGGGAAGGTTGTATATGACCTATATACCCAACCCTCTAAAAACTCACCTTCAATGCTTACCTCAACTTTAAGCCATGAGCGATTATCAGAGCTTACTATTCTTACAAAGGCTCCTTGCGGTATTAGAGCAAGCGATTGATACTTTTTGCCGTTACCGCTCCTCAAATGTAACGAAGAGTCAATAACTATTCGATAATCTCGGATGGATTGTTTTTCTGGGGTCGGTAGGTTTCTAAGTACTTTATTGATACTCCTCTTTATTTCAGACTGTCCTTTCTTCAGCTCTCCTAATTGCATTTTTATATCAGCCAAATCATTCTGATTAGAGTTCTGTATGTTTATTACTTCCTCAATTTTATGCTCAACTATAGAAAAGTGTTCCATAAGTTCAGCGTGTGATATTGCGGCAAGCTGGTAATTTAGCCAAAACCAAAATAGGTTAGCTAAAAGGCTCTGTATTGCCGGTGACAGTCTCGAAAAATCTCGACCAGATGCGCTTTGTTCAGCAACTTCATGTTCGGCCTCTTCGAATGATGCAGTGCGCTCGCTGTACGCGCGGGCCTCTGCTATAAGGCTGTGCAAGTTATCAGGTAAATTTTGAAAACCTGCAACTTGATCCATCAAATCATTGAGCTTTAAAAAATCTCTTTGCTGAGTAAAAGCTATATTTTGGATGCTTGTACTAGCGAATAATTCGGAATAATTTGGGGTATTTATTTTAGCGAGTAATTCGGAATAATTTGGGGTGTTTATTTTAGCGAATAATTCGGAATAATTTGGGGTTTTTATTTTAGCGAATAATTCGGAATAATTTGGGGTTTTTATTTTAGCGAATAATTCGGAATAATTTGGGGTTTTTATTTTAGCGAATAATTCGGAATAATTTGGGGTTTTTATTTTAGCGAATAATTCGGAATAATTTGGGGTTTTTATTTTAGCGAATAATTCGGAATAATTTGGGGTTTTTATTTTAGCGAATAATTCGGAATAATTTGGGGTTTTTATTTTAGCGAATAATTCGGAATAATTTGGGGTTTTTATTTTAGCGAATAATTCGGAATAATTTGGGGTTTTTATTTTAGCGAATAATTCGGAATAATTTGGGGTTTTTATTTTAGCGAATAATTCGGAATAATTTGGGGTTTTTATTTTAGCGAATAATTCGGAATAATTTGGGGTGTTTATTTTAGCGAATAATTCGGAATAATTTGGGGTTTTTATTTTAGCGAATAATTCGGAATAATTAATTTTACTAAGTTCTGCCTGCTGCAGGCGCTGAATGTTATCATTGAACATAGCAGCTTGTTCAGCCGCCACTCGGGCGTTATCTGAATAATTTTTGTGAATTAAACTTTCTTTCAGACTAATCGCTTTCATCGCATCTAAAGCTGTATTAGCTTTCAAGACATTATCTATTATATGAGAATCTAAATTAGTTGGTGGACTAATAGTTTTAGGCAAACTATCACTAACTAATTGTGAGTTGTCTTTCTTTGAATTAATAATATCCATCGAATCATCTGGCTTACTATCCTTGTTGCTCATTAAATATTCACGCTCTACGATTAATTGGTAAAGCCAAGATTAACAGCGTTAGACCCGCGTTAGAAATCCTTTTCAGACTAAATACGTATCATCAGCCGCCTTTGCCCATATCACGCCTTAAAACAGCCTACAGGCCGCCTGTTAAAAACTGATTCAGGATGTCGACGATCTCGTTTTCATCTTCTGCGCTTAGCCCTAAGAATGGCCTGGCGGGTATCTTGCGCTTGTCTGCGCCGAACTGATGGGTAGCCGCATAAGCCTCTGAGCCGAGGCCGGTACTGACGCCGGCTTCGTTATTACTCCAAAACGGGAAAATAGTATCGCGCAGATGCAGGCTTTGGCCGTGCAGGATCTGGTCGACCGGCACGCCTTTTCGCCGCTTTGCGCCTTGCGAGGACTCGGCGAGCGGTGCCCAGGGGTTGCCGTCGGGATCTTGCTCGTTGTCAAAATGGTCGCGGGTGCGTTCGTGCAGAAACTCGGCGATTTCCATCATTGCCGGCTGGGCGTCACGCGCGCTAGCGGCGAGCCGCCGCAGCCGGTCGGTAATGGGCTGGCTGTCGATGTTGACACGAATACTGAGCTCTGAACCGGCCATTACTGCTCTCCTTCCGCGCGCCGATAGATGAGCACGCCCTGACGTAATTTATCGGCCTGTGCAGCGTCGACGATAATGCTGGCCGACCAGGTGCCGGCGCTGGTTTCAAAGACGCTGTAAGAAGGCTTTTTTTCACCGGCTATCTTGAAATTATTTATATAGCGACGCGTGAGTTTATATTTACCAGGGCGCGCCAGATCGGGTAACAATAGGCTCCAGATCTCATCAGGGCGGATTAAGGCTCTGGCGAGTAACGTCGTATAGCGTTTGTCTTTGATCGCCGTTGATAGTGCCGCTGTACCGTTGGCATTATTAAACAGCCCCGCGTTTATCAACACAGCGTCGTTCTTTATATCTTTAAAAAGAGCGGTGCCGGCTGCGCCAAATTCGCCGACGAACGCCTTTATATAGTCACTATCGGGCAGATCGGCACGCATCAGACGTGCGTTAGGCACGACAGCGGGTGCGGGTAGTGACGGCTTAGCCGCCGGACCCAGGGGGATTTGTGCTGACGCGCTGGTTGCAGAACTGGCCAAAGAGCTGGCCGGTTTCAGCGTTCTATGGCGCAGCCAGCTTTCACCAGGGCGATATTCAAAGCCGGGATCGATACCTAAGGGGATCTGCCTAACTTCGCCGGTGCGCTTGTCTACGTACTCTTTAAACTCATCGGCCGGCGCTTGCTCGGGCGCGGTTTTGCCGTTGCGCTGCATCGATCTCTCGGAGTGCGGAAACGCTTTGCACTTGCAGCCGTAGCCGTTCGAGGGGCTATGCACTGACCACCACGCATCGCTGGCGAGTAATAACAAGCCATCCCAGGCTTTATGCTCAGGCCGGAAGTTCTCGGCACCTGAGTGACGATACTCGCGATAAGGAAACTGCTCCTGGAATGCCGGATCGGCCATTTGCGCTTCACGCCCAGCATTGTAGGCCTGGCGAATATTGGTCTCGTAAATCAGGCGGCTGCGCCAGTTACGGCTGCCGTGATAATCCCAACCTTCACTTTTAACGATAGAATCGAAGCGCTTGCGAAAGTCGTGCAGCGTCTCTCCGCCTGAGATCGCGCCCTGCACGGCATTAGCAAAGCCCTCCACGATCGATTTTTTAGTAGCGCCAGCCACCATAAAGGCGTGATCGTGCTGTTGGCCGTAGACGTCTTGCCAACCGTTGGTGGGCAAAGGCAGCTTCTGGTTAAAGTAGTCGATCGCCTCGTTAAATGGCCGACTGCCGTAGTCCGCAAAATCTGGCATCAGTTAGCATCCTGCAGCAGCTCGTAACGCCCGGCTAAACTAGCTGCCGACAATGCCTGGTTCATGGCATCGGCCAAGGCATCGGGCGGCATATCTAATGCTAACAAGCCATCGCGGATCTCTTCTAACGAGCGGGCGTTATCTACCAGGCTTTTAATCTGCTCTATCATCTCGCTGCTGGCCTTGTTGGCCATGCCCTGCAGCTGGCTGACGTAAGCCTCCACCACATCGGTGGTTTCTTGTGCTTTGAGTGCTGCTAGCTTGGCTTTTGGATTGGCGGCCTTTTTGTCCTTTTCTTTTTCAAGCTCAGATTCAAGAGCAGGAGCAGGAGCAGGAACAGCGCAAGCCAGCGCCAGTATCGGATCACCATCTTCGGCTTGCGGGATCATCAACTTTTCGTGTGCCCAGGCTTGCGGGATACGCATGCCCAGGGAGACTAACCCCGGCAAGCGCTCGCTGTAGGTGGCGATATCTTCCGGCTCTGATACATCAAAGACAAACTTTGGATGGCGGCGTGGGTCACCGGCCGCACGGCCATTGAGCATCCATAATGGATAGACGATATCCCGCGTGAGGGTGCTGGCGATCTGGCGAAGATCTGAATCGCGCAGCTCCTGGCGTACTTCGTTATGCACATTACCCAGCGCGTTAGTGCTGGATTTGCCATCGGCCTGGCTGGTGAGCGTACCGCCCAGGATGGCTTTCGATTGAGTGCGCTCACACCAGCTCATCATGGCTTCATACGGAGAGCTGGCCCCTTTGGCCGCTTCTTGGAATTCGATCTCCATACCTTTAGGAATAATGCCACCGGCGTTATGACCAATGCTCATCACCGCCTGCAGTAGCGTGCTTTTCTCTTTATCGCTGGCACCGGAAGGATATTTACCCAGGCGCAGCGGCAAGCCGTAGATCTCTAAAAACTCGGCCAGGTCGCGCACGCTATAGTTTTTAAACAGGAACGGCCAGGCTAAAACACGGGTTAAACCGTTGCGCCCAGGGTAGCCGGATTTAGAGCGGTGTATGTGTTTGATCCAGCCAAACGCCTGCAGCGGCGCACCTTCGGGGCTGTTGTCGCGCAGGCGTATTTCGTTTCGATTATTTGGATTGAGCTGGAACCAGTTTTGCGGCCGATAGTGGGCTCGGTTGATCAGCCAATCATCGCCCCAGCGCTGCCAGTCCAGCTCTATATTACTAAAACCTTTAAGAATGCCATCGGCCATATCGGTGATGACATCCTCAAAGTCTGGGATTTCATCCAGTAATTCCTGCACCATTGATGCGTCTTTCTTTTCAGACTCAGATGCATTGCGGCAGGGTTCGACGCTACCGCGAATCGTCAGCAGCGTGAGCTTACGCTTTTGCAGCTCGCTGAAAATATGGCCGTCTTTCTCTTCGAGATCTTCGCCTAAATCGGACTGAGCAATAATATTGCCTTGCTCGGCTTCGCGCATGATGCTGCCTAAGCGAGCTGGCGTTAAGCCGCTGCTGGGGTGCTCGGCAAAATGCTTTTGCAGATGGCTGAGTTTTGATTCGTCGGTCTGCATTTCATTTTCGCTGGGCCACGGGATCGCCTTGCCGCTAATGTCGATTAATCTGCTGCTCACCAGGCACCTCCTTTATAACTATTATCTGAATCATCATCGCTGTCGGGGTCACTACCGCCATGCCGATCGGGTAGTGGCGTAAATTCAATCGGTGCGCCTTCCATATAGCTGGCACGAACTACCATGGCGTAAGCAACGGCACTGTCACCGTGGCGCTGCTTGCCATCTTCGCCGGTACCGGAGCCTTTTTCGATTTGCGGTATGCCGCGATTAACCACGATTTTGCGCAGGTCACTAACGACATCGAGGCTTTTCGGGATCTCGATATCGTTGTCTTCAAATTTCGCCTTCAGCTTAGGCATCCACTCGCGGTACCAGGGCTGATTGAGCATCACTTGCTCTATCATCTCTGTGCCGTATTTATCGGCGGCTTTCTCGGCCAACGAGCCCCCGTTACCGGTCGCATCAAAGGCCGCACCGGTAAACCTCGGCAGGTTATCGATCACATAGAACATAATTTGTTCTTGCTGTGAATAGGGCACATTGCGCAGCTCTAAGTGAAACGGCACACGGATGCGGGTATCGGCTTGGATGGCCCCGATCGCAAAGATAGAGAGATCGCCTTTACGTGCAAAATCCTCGCCGAATACGTGGTTATGCTCGGGGTTTAGCTGTGCCAACACCGGCGCTACCTGATCCTCTAGCCACTGACTGACGTCGGCTTCACGCTGTACCACTGGCCACTTTTCGAAATCTTTAGGGGACTCGAATGCAATAATCTGATTGTGCGGATGCATGGCGCGCTCAATCAAACCACGGCTGATATAAGCCCCGCCGCCTTGTTTGGGTACGCAGTAATACTCTTCCAGCGCGTCATCTTCGGTAGCCGTATCGCGCAATAAGTCCGCCTTCCACTGGTCTTCGGATGCTTGCGACCATATTTTGCGGGTTATTTGGCATATACGCTGATACAGCCCTTCGTTACAGGCATCGTCTAACGTGATGGTATGCACGCTGTAACGCTTACGCCCGGCGCGGCTGTCGGTAATAATGGTATTAAAGAGATTGTCCACACCGTTGTGGGTGCTGATGAGACGAACACGGCTGCCCCACATGGTGAGTGCCAGTGCAGCTTTTAACACTTCGGCGAGACGATCATGAAAGGCCGACTCATCAATGGTGACGTTACCCTGCATACCCCGTAGGTTGGCAGGGTTGGAGCTGAGCGCCTGCACTTTAAAGCCGGATGCAAAATAGACCACAAAGGTGAGGATCTCTTTGCCGTCTTTACCATCGTCTATAAAGATCTCTTCGCGGATCTCGCCAGCGGCCTTATCAAATGCCTTGGCCCACATGGCAGCCGCTTCGATAAACTCCCGCGCCATCTCTTTATTACTACCCACATAAAAGTGGTTACAACCGCCTTCGCTTTTCGCGGTGGCGGCGCACAAAGTAGCATCGGCCGCTTCGGCCCAGGTTAACCCAGTACGGCGGGATTTTTCAGCAATCTTGAGCGGCGACTCATCCGCGATCCAGCGCTTTTGATAACCAAGCAAGACTTCGGTGGACTCGAATTGTTGGAGGTCTTCGAAGTTGCTGGCAGCAATCGCGCCTAGCGGTTGATCGAGGATAGTCATCACACAATCCCCAAAATCTGCGCCTTAATCGCTTTAACTCCTTCGCGAGTCAAACCTTGAGAGGTGGCCACCTCGTCCACCATTTTTGCGGCTTCGGCGGCAAAGGCGGTGCGAATCTCTTTCTCGCGCTTATGGCTGGCCATCGCGGCTTGCTCGACTCGCTGAATAGCCAAGGCTAATTGGCTTAGGGCTTTAGGCTCGACCGGGTCGCCGGATTCACTCATGGCCATACCGGTTTCAAACGCCATGGTGCGCACGACTTCTTGCAGCAGTTTGCCGACTTCTGATGTGGGCTGGTCGCCGAGTTTGGCCGTCCACACCTCAGCTACTTCGCGGGCCTGGCGAATCTTTGCACCCACTTCTTCCATACGTGAGGCGTAGCGGTTGAGGCCGGAGCGAGACAGCTTGGCGGTTTTCGATAAGCCCGCTTCTTCAATCTGCACATTAACCAGGTCCAGAATCTCTTGCTGCTGTAAGCGCCCATCACGCAGCATGGCGTTGAGTTCACGTTTTATATCTTCGGGCAACAGGTCAATTTTAGAGCGACGGCCTCGGGTTCTTTTATCAGCGCTGTTATGTGTCATATCAGCGTGCCCGTGGCTTTTTAACGCCCGGCACGGCGGCACGACCTTCACTGGCATCTTGTCCACGTGCGGTAAGCGTGCCGACATAACAACCGGCTACATCATCAATACGCACCAGCCCTTGCTCTTCTAACCACTTCATGTGGGTACGCACCGTATCGCGGCTGATCCGGTGGCCGTAGGCATCAAGGCACGACTGTATAACCGACTCATTGGCATTACCGCCAAAGTCTAATAACCCGCGCAGAATTACCAGGCGCTGGTCTTCATCCAACATTTGACGCATCACGAGCGCTCCTTCAGTTCGTTTTCTAACAACAGATCAGCCAAGCGCCGCACTTGTGGCAGCTCAGAATTTAAGGCGAGAATGGCTCCCCTTAATTCGCTAATCTCCAGCTGCAAGCGGTGCAGCTCTCGCTCGCTGGGTAGATCATCCAAGCGCTGATCTAGGCGCTTTATCTCGCTGTGTAAGGTGTCGACCGATTCTCGCTTAGCGTAGGTTTTGGCCAATAACGCCATAATCACCATGGCGATGGTGGTGATAGTGGCCCACAACGGTGCCCAGTATTTAGCGATGAGTTCCATGCTGATCCTCTATCTCCTGACAGCTAATACAGTGCTGCACGCCGGGCAATGCATCACGACGGGCCTGGGCAATACTTAACCCGCAATCAACACAATGGGTGGCCGATTCGCCTTTAGGCAGGCGTTTACAAATAGAGGCGACACGGTCATCGGTCGCGGCCTGTATGTTCTGGGTGGCTAGCTCCAGTTGGTCTTCGTGATTCATACACTGTCTCTTCATATTCGATCAGTTGGATTAACTGCGCTTCAAGCGATTGGCAGCGCTGGCCGTAGTTAACAACATGGCGCAGGATGTCTTGCTGGTTAACATCGCTAACGGTGGTGTCTTGCTTTTGTTGAGGGGCTGATGATGCAGGGGTAACGGCGGTGCTGGCCGCTCGATCAGCGCCGGTGGCATGATCAGAGGGGGGCAAATCTGCACCGATGGCGCGGTTGTACAGCCCGACAAAACCACGAGTGATAGGGCAATCAGGGCGCGATACATGGGCAATCCTCTTTTCTAGTTCGCTGGCGGCTTTTGCCAGTGCGGATTTTTCCTGGCGCAGTGTTGCCACACTGTTATTGGCAGTGGCTAGCTGCTGTTCGTAGTAGGTGCGTAGGGTCTGCTCTACGGCGGCCATGGCTTTGGATTGCTGGGCCTCGTGGGCCTCATTCGCAGCGCGCAGGCCATAAAAATAACCGCCGACAGAGCAGAAAAACACGATAAAAAGTGAACTGAATAACTGATTTTTAAGCGTCATAATGTACCTCCACACTGTATCCCCTGGCCCCATCCCGCCTGCTGATAACGAGGCATTAGCATAAGAAGGATGCGGCGTGGATAGCCACGGTTCTCTAAGAACGAATCGTTCTTTCGTCCGGCGTTGTACTTTTCGACGTTATCCCACCACAGCCAGCGGCTATCACCGGCCGCGTTAGCGGCTTTTTTATCACGCAGCACCCAGCCTAAACCGCCGTTATAGGCGCTTAATGTCATAGCCCAGCGGTCACAGTGGGTATCGGCACGTAAGCGGGAATACAGCCAAAAATCATAGCGGGCGAGCGCACGCAGCGCCCAGGTGGGGTTGGTCGGTTGAGGGTTGCTCAGTTGGCTATCGATTACCGGAATCCAACGGGCAGTGGCCGGCATAAATTGGGCAAGTCCTGTTGCCCCGACGGCACTCACGGCGCTCTTATCCCAGGCGCTCTCTTGGTGAACTTGTGCCGCCATCACGGCAATAGGGGCATCAATGCCCCATATCAACCGAGCCTGGCGGGTTAAATCGTTACGGTAGCGGTTGGACTCATGCGGAATACCGGCGGCTAATGCAGCCGAACAGCTAGCCATCAGCAGTATCCAAAACAGCATAAGAGCGGCCACAACTACCGCGAATGGCTTCATGTTATGCACCCAACGCAATGGCAATGATAATCGCGGACATCAAAATAACCCGCCTAATGGTGGCGCAGTCTCCTGCGACATCCTTGCTGCTCATCAATTGATGTGGCCGTGCATACGGAAATACCGCACGGTCGATCCAATATCCCAGCACGGCTGCCAGCGATACCAAACTGATTTTATACAGCGTAACGGTGAGCTGATACGGGGCTAGATACGCCACCGCTAACGTCAGCGCTACGGTGATCAAGAGCCAAAAAAACAAACGCGGCAACCGGATTTCAAACATACTGATATTCCTTATAAAACTGTTAAAAAATCACAGATCAATAGTGGTGATGTCAGCAGTGTATAAAGGGAGGCGCTAGGGGATTAGAGGAAGAGGTTCAGTGGCTAGTGGTAAATGGATCAGTGAAATAGATCAGGCGTGGTCGGTGAAGAGTCAGGCGGCGTTTCTTTTACTATTTTCCAGATCCAGCGGTCGGTGAGTTTGTTAGCGAGCGCTAGTTCAGCGACGACCTTAATCGCTGTTTTGCCGGTGCGCACGGCACCCGCAAACTGATCACAAATGGATAAATCACGCAGGCGGCGTAAAGCAACGTCACAACGGGGAATATACAAGGGCTCACCGGCGCAGTGGTGTGCCAGCTTTTGCGCATCATCATCGCCAATCTGTTTAGCTAACACCGCCAACGACGCACGCCCAATGATGTTATCACCCCGAGGTAGTGGCAGCGTCGTGCCGCCAAAACGTTCGACCAGACGCAACGTAGCAGGCATGCCAATGACTGCCGCGACTTCGTGTATCGAGTCGGGCAGCAGGCTCTGCAGTTGTGCGATTTGAGTGGTCATAAGAACAGCCTCAAGGGTGATGCTGTTCAGTGTAAGGGGGCGGTGCGTTAGAAAAAAATGTTATTTGTTAGCGGGGTTTTTGGCACTACGGGATTAATATTTTACAAACGCCCCGGCTCCGCTCCTATATCAACGACTTTTTGCTCAGTGGGGTCAAAATCACATGAATAAATATAGTTCTGCCACGCACCAAAACCGTTTTGAAGTTGCAAGCTATCGCCAAAATATCGGACTAGGCCCTCCTCTTGATTAGCCCAGGTGTGACGCGACAATACTATCCTGGAGCGTGAATCTGACCAGCGGTAATCATATTTAGCAAACAATTCTATATTTTTCATACAGAGCAGCGTGGCCATGACCGATTCTTTATCAGCCCAGCAGCTTATATCTGAGCGACACTGATCCGCTTCTTTTTGTGCGACCAGCTCACGTTCTTTTTGAAAATCGGCATAGTAGTCCTGAACAGTTATAATACTTATAACAACCAGGAATGTGATGACTAAAATTGCAACAATGGCTGCGATTATTTTAAATAATGCAGTGATAGGGCTTTTCATATCTCTGATCCTTGAGATCAAAACGTTAATGACAGTATCCGTTTATAGTATGCCGTTTACTTTTCTAAAATTCGATAGGGATTTGCTGTGCTGATTAGAGCACAGCCGGTAATTACGAACGCTTAGCGGCTTTTTCTAACGCGCCGACTAAGCGCCAGAGTTGATCTTTATCCAGCCAGTCTACTTTGGCTACGCTAAACATTCGCTGGGCCATAGCGTGCGCATAGTTCCAGTGCAGCTTACTGTCTGCTAATAGCGCTTCTACTTTTCCCATGAGCGCCGCTTTGTCTTTAGCAGGGTTAGGCCGCTTGCCAAATTTACGCGTAGCGGGTTTATAACCGAGCTTTTTAAGGTGCTCCATCACCCGGTACAGCTCGCTAATGTGCATGTCGGCGCAGCTGCTATGTTTGGTCACTTGTTGGAGCATAGCGCGATAGGTTTCGTCATCCAGCCCTAGCTCTTTTTTGGCGATGTGGATGCGTGCTGTTATGGCTTTACGGTTATCTTTGGTGGGTAGGGTGTCGCGTTTATCAGTCATTAAAAAGACTCCTTTTAGGAATTTTTCCTATGGTTATCTGCGAGAACGTTGGTTAAGTTGATTGCTTGATCCCGAAGCAACAACCGGCTGCACACGGATCGTGCCCGGTGGGGTAAAAAGCCCGCGCCTTTAAGGCGCGGCAACTTCCTCCCGCTCAATCAACGTTAACCCTTCCAGCTTTTTATACTGACGCACCAGTGATTTAGCCGTGGTGAAATCGGGCCTGTAGTAGATTGTCACTTTATCCATATATCCAAAGGTTGATTTAGCTAATCGCTTACCCAAGCTCTTAATCATTTTTGCTTTCCTTTGAGGTGAGAACTGTGCCTTCTTACGGATGCGCCATACGTCTTTAATCACGGGCAAAAAGTCTTTATGGTCGGGTATATGCCACGGGCCTTTAATATAGCCATCCACGTAAACCATCAGCTCATGCTTGGCTTCGCCAGTTCTTACTCTAGCTACATTCAACACATGCTCGCCATACTGAAATTTAACCGATGCAAACATGCCGGTTAAGTCGTTTTCTATCTTGTCCCATTGCTCTTTAGTGATCATTTGTTGGCTCCGCTTGTGCGTGACTTGTCACGCTGTATAGTTCTTGTAGGCGTGACGGGTCACGCTGAGATAATAAATAAGCGCCGTGTATCAGAAGCGTGATGACTTCTTCAACTTCTTCGAAATTGCCCTCTTTGCGCAGATACTCCAGCGCCTCACCCGTGCCGCGATACATCTCGAATTTAAGGTCGATGGTATGCGCCCCAACCGCCGCCTTATGTGCGATATCACGTGCACGTTTACGGCGCTGTCTATTGCGAGCTAATTTCTTTTGGTAGGGCGTGAGTTCTTTTTTCATAGAATGGTCTCTAAACAGCAGTGGTCGCGCTGGGCGACCACTGGTAATCGTTTTCGTGTGGTTAGTTGAGGGCGTCTTTCAACGCTTTGGCCGGTGTAAACTTGGCGGTTGTGGCTGCTGCAATATCCAAAGGCGCGCCCGTTTGAGGGTTACGGCCCGTGCGGGCTGCACGATGGCCGGTGCTGAATTTTCCTAAGCCTATTAGAGTTACCTCATCACCTGCTACTAACGCTGTTTTTGTCACTGAGGTAAGACTATTTAACAGCGCTTCAACATCCGCTTTGTTGACGACGCGGTCGTGCTCAATTTTCATTTTGCTGGTTACTGCTTCAATCAATTCAGACTTATTCATGGTATTTCCTTTGGTTTTAGTGGCTGCTCATCAGTACCCAGTTGCCACGCTGGATAGACGCCCGTCCCGTTAAGGTGTGGGCGTTTCGCGGGGTTATATCGTGGTATCTACCAGGGGTGACGTAATCCATCCAGGCTCATGCGTCCGGACATGGCGCTGGCTATCATTTCATCACTGTCTTTTGTGGAGTTACGCCGGGCCTCCATGCGCGGTGATTTAATCCCGATCTGGCTCCTTACCCGCGTGATCATCGACGGTGATATGCCCAGCGCTTTCGCCATACTGTCGCTGGTCATGTTTTCGTTATGGGCACGGATGAATCGCGCTACGGCATCTCGATCCACTATCTTTTGCTTTGCCATGCTGTGCTCCTATTGGTCGGGTCGTGTTTGAATGTAGCCGAGCGCCCACATGAGGGCGTCATGTACGCCGTCTTCGTAGGCTCCATCTTCATGGTCGGTAGTTCCACCGGCACGGTGCTGCTCTGCCCACGCGATAACGTCGGCCACTTCGCTCTCACTTACCTGAATTTGCGGGCTCATTGAGATACTCCTTAACGTCTTGGGTTTGACGAAAAACGATGCCGTTAACGCCGTCTTTCTGGATCTTTTCAAACTTTCCACAATCCAGGTGCAACTCATCGCCACGCTTGCAGGCTTCTACGATCATGTTCTGCATAGCCTCTACGGCAGCCGTGGCTTGCCCTTGGGTTAGGCGAGCTTTACCTGCCACGTAATTGATGGCTGCTTGTTTGACATAAATGGCCATAAAGTCTCCTAGAGCGATGCCAGATCTAACGAGATCGGCTCGAATTGATCGGAATCCCCTCTGCGTTCATAGAGGCGCAGGTAGGTTTTACTGCCCGCAACCTGGATGCTGTCGGCGATCGCTTCCATGGCGTTTTGCCATTGTTTGTCGTCAATTTTGATACGGCGCAGAGCGAGTACGCGGCCGGTGCTGATTTTGCCTTCGCGGTCCACTTGAAAGGCTTGTTCTACCAGGGCGCGAATCTCGACTCCGGCTCCTTGTGCCCAGCGATGGATGCATTGGTCGATTAGCTCTTTGGCGGCGATCAGGCGTTCGTCAAAGACGATGTATTCACTGATGGCGCGCTGAATTTTGAAGCGTCCGTCAAAGGTGGTAAGGGTGACGTTGCCTTTTTTTCCACCGATACGGATGTCGTAACGTTCTGCTGACAGCTCAACCAGTGCCGCGATGTCGCCCATGGAATCCACTTTAAATTGCAGCATGGCGCGTTGCAGTTCTTTGGCTTTGGTCACCAGATCCTGCACCATGTCGTTGCGTTCTATGTCGATGGGATCGATGGTTTCAACCGGGACCAAGCGGCCCAGATTGTCTTTCAGGTAACCCACAGGAATGCTGAGTTGCTGACTCATTGTTTGGTTATGCTGCTGGTTCATAGTGCTTGCCTCTTTATTAGTGCATCGGGGGTGTAGAGCAGTTGGCTTATGTTCAGATTTTCAAGCGGCACGATGCGGCGGCTGCTGGTTTGAATGGCGTTAGTGAGCATGGCGCGGGTCGTTTGGCCATTATCAAAGCGCTCTAAATTGGCGTTAACGATAGCCTCTGGCACGCGGCCTGCCTCTTCTAAAAATGGGGTGCGGGTTTTTAGGTCTTTAGCCATAAAAACCGTCAACCCTTTGCGGATGTTGCTGCGCGTCAGGTCAATGATGTAGTACTCAATCATCAGTGGTTCTCCTCGGTCCAGCGAACTTCGCAGCCGTTAACAATGGCGGCCATTTCACATTCACGGCCTCCGGTTTTACGGGGGCGGATGGCTTTCCAGCACACCTGCATGGCGGTGTTACGTGGGGCATGCTGCAAGTTGATACGTGGCATGCAGCCTTCGATGCTGATGTGGGTTACGGTCATGCCTGCTTTAACCAGGTTGGCTACCGCCGTTTGGGTTTCCTGCAGCTTGCTGAGGATGTGGGCGTTTTGTTTGTTGAGTGTGCTCATGCGGTTTCTCCACATTGGTGATTGTTGGGGCAGGTTTGGCAGGCGCGATACAGCGCTACCCGCTGTGGGTTGCTGGGCGTGAATTTTGCATTGCGGTGTTTTTGGCACTCTTCTGCCTTTATGCCACCCATCACGGGGCATTGAATCTTTGCAAACAGTTCAAGAGTCCTCGCCTCAATATTGGTCGTTCCACCGTCATACTTATTGCTTAATACTCGGCTTATAGCGGTACGTCCGTACCCCATACGCTCTGCCACAACCGTTATAGAACCGGCGGTTTCAACGGCTCTGACCAGTAGCCGTATAAACTCGGGAGGCTGCTCGCCCCATCCGCTGATATCGGTTTTCATGCTCATGACAATTCCTCGGGGTCTTCTGCCCACATCACTTTGTTGAGGTTGGGGTCGTAGACGGTTTTCACACGTTGAATTTGGGGTGGCCGTGGGCCGGTATTCATCTGAGGACTGAGGCGAAACCGCTCCATCCTGTGCGGTGTGCTGGGCAATGTGGTGATGAGATAACCCGCCTTGCGCAGCAATGAGATATAGGTTTTGGCATAACTTGGCGCGACATCAATACCGGAAGCGGCGGCATGTGAAACCAGCCTGGTCACATCCATTTCGCCCAGCATGCGCAGTGTGCGCCACATGCATTCGGCGCCCTGCCCTTGCTTAACCGGCTCGCCTTTGCGGGTCAGACGCGGTGCTTCGATACCGGTATCTTTTAGCAGCCGATAAACACGGCGCTCATATCGCACGCCGCTGACATGCTCTACAAATCCGCCCGCAGTGAGGCATTGCAGGTAAGTACGCAACGCATCGTCATCAACGTTCGCAGCACGCGCTATTGGGTAGGTCTCAAACGTGGCGTCGCTGGTTTTACGAAGCTCTTCCCAGATCCGTTGACGGGCATTTTTTCCGCCTATCAGTTCCATCTGCAGGGGTTTGCGATGGCCTGTGCGTTTCAATTCCGTTGTGTGTTGCTGTTCTGCTTGCATCATCATCCCCCTCTCAAATACGACGTTTAGGCGCTTCGCCTGTGTACAGTTCGCGCTTTCCCCAGGCGGCGAGGTCAACCACTAACCAGCCGGTGGCGTTGGCTTCTTCCTGAATCATTTCCATGTTGACCGCAACACGACGCACGCTACCGGCTGACAGCTTCACAACGTGGTGCAACAGGTCGTCTGCTATCTCAACAAACGGTGCATAGAGGGGGGTTAGCTTTTTGGCATCCTCTAACGTGACAGGCTGAGCGGGTACCCACGCCAGTATTCGGCCATGAAAGCGTTCATATTTTTTGAGTTTGTTTGGCAACTGCTCCTCACCTATCAACAGGATCGCCGCTTGGCTGGCTTCGTAGAGATCACGGATGAGTTCAACGGCTTTCTTGTCAACCAGATGATCCATCTCGTCAATGATCAGCGGACGGCCGGATTTGGCGAGTTCTTCGGCGGCTTGATCCAGCATCTCAGGGATAGTCAACAGGGGGCGAATACCCATTTCGTCTAGGATCGCTTTGAGCGTGGCTTTTTTTGTCCAAACGCTTTTTGCCTGGACATAGTAAGCACGGCGGCGATTCGCAACATGCGTGGCCGCTACGGACTTGCCAAAACCGGATGGGCCATACATACACACCATGCCTGGCAGGTTGGTGGTGCGTGAGATGGCGCGCTCTAAGGCCACGTCACACAGACTCAAGTTCACAATGTCGGCTATGCCGTTGACCATGGGTTTAACTACATTCATACTTTTACTGCTCCTTTCTCTAGCGTTTTAGTGAGCATCGGGGCGGCGTTGCTGCGCTTAGCCCCGACCCTCAGAATTCTGCGTATCGTTGTGTTAACGATTTGTATTCTTTCGAGCGCGGGTAGGTTGTTACCCAGCGCTGATGCTCTTCGGGTACGTCTGTGCCGCGCTCATAGGCTTGGTAGGTTTGTAAGCGCTCGTCGGGCGTCATTTGTTCTGGCATCCGTGGTCCATTCACCTCTACTTCGATGATGTCTGCTGGCTGCTTGGCTTTGAGGCGCGTCTGTATGTCGTGGACGTTGCCTATGCCGGGTATGAATGTTGGCGTGTTTTGATCGATTGATCCGTATCCTCGGCGCTCGGCTTCAATTTCATCAATCTTCACTTCTACGCGTTTGATACGCGCATCGGCGCGTTTTTCACGGGCCTGCATGACGTAGCTCATCGGCATGTAGTGGGCGTTGTTGGCGTTCCACTCGGCTTTGCAGATCAGGCGGCCATCCTGGTCATAAACCCAGATGAATTGCGCATCGCGAAAGTCAAAAGCGATTTGCACGCTGTCGCCGTGAAACTCTTCGAGGTCGCGGCTGAAGTAGCGGTTGTTGAGTAGGCGAATTTCGCCGCGCAGCACTTTGCGGGTCATCCGAGGGCGAAATACGTCGGTGGCCTGGTCCTGAGTCAGCAAGTGGGCTATCCAGCCGTTGCTCTCATGAGAGATCCAGGACTCGTTGGGTGTCATGGTGCGGCGCTTGCCTGCGCTATCCGTGATTTTTGGCAGTGAGGAATGCGGCTTGTTGTTGTAGAAGTCCATGCGATCTTCACAAAATTCGATAAAATTATCCCAGCCCAGAAGATGGGTTTTACCGCTTTCTTTAAGCGCTTTGCGGCTGAGCTTGTGCTGCAGCTGCGCGGCTTGGCGGTCCATGTCTTTACCTATGTATCCGGCAATCGATTTAGCCCCGTCAATCCAGAGGGTCTGATGCACACGTTCAATCACACCACGCGCTTGTGAGTTGTACGGTAGCGAATGGCGTATATCGGTGCCCAGGCGTGCCAGCACACCCAGCGATTCGTCTTTTAAGAGGGCGTTGCAGTAACCGGAACCGTTATCGACATAAAGCATGGCGGGTACGGCCTGGGTGCAGCTATCGATGAGGGCATCGAGTACGGCAATACCGCTCTCGGCTAAATCAACCGAGTAGCCAACCGCACGGCGCGTAGCGATGTCGATAAAGGTCGTAATCTCAGGGCGAAACGGGCGACCGTGACGCGGGTGTGAGACTTCGGCATCAAAGGTGTGACCATCCGCTGTGTAGATGTCGGCCGGTACCAGGTCTTCAAAGGTGCGGCGTATAAAGGGCATTAGGTTTTTAATCTCACGCGGACCCATACGGCCTCGCTCACGGCTGACGTTACCCACTTTTTTAAGTAAGCGACGCACGGAGTGAATACTCGGAGTGTTGTTGGGCCACTGTTTTGCAAACGTGCGGTAGGCGTGTTCGACGGTGGGTTTTTCGGGGAGTTGGTAGCAGGCCATAAAGGTGATGGCCCAGTCGGGTATCACCAGCTCACGCTTGCCTTTCGGGGCGAGCGTTTTGGTGTTGGGCGACAGCCAGCGCTTTAGGGTGCGTGCGCTTGGGTAGGCGCTATCGCCCCGACCTCGTGGGTCTTTGGCCATGCGCAGGGCTTTATCTAACACGGGGCTACTGCCTTCTAACGCGCCCATGGCGGCTTGTGACAATAAGGTCGTCATTGCGGCTTCTTTAGTGATGCCCTGAGCATTCATGCTCTCGATCGTGCGCACAATCGTAGTGCGGGCGTCGGTCGCTTCGCGCTGACGGTGTGTTAGGCCGGTGTCGTTTGCTGTTACCACGACGTTGCTCGTTGTTACTGTGGGCAGTAGTTGCTCGATCGCTTGGGTTTCTAGCGCTTTGCGGGCATCAATGGATAGGTTACTTATGTGGTATTCGTAGCCCTTACCAAAAGCACGCTTTTGAGACTCCCAGCCTTCGCGCTCAGCAAGTTTATTTATGCCTCGTTCGGTACTTGGTAGTCCTTTGATGCTGGTAAGTTCTGTGGATGTAAACCAGTGTTTCATTCTGCCGCCTCCAGGTTGAGTTCTGGTTGCTGCTGTTTAGCTACGTTGCCTCGTTGGTGTGCGAGATCTTCTATTAAAAGGGTGATCGACTGAATGACGGTGTCTTGTTCTTCTTTTCCTTCCCAAAAATTAATCAGCTGCGCAATAACGGTATGGCTGAAAATGCTGAGTTCGTTGAGTTCTTTATGTTGGGATTTTCGGCCTGTCGGCATATTTATGACAAGTTTATTGGCACTGCAGGCTAAGTAGTATGTGACGTAGTCGCAGCGACAGGCGTGCTCGAATGGGCGGATTTTGATAGCAGGCATCCTTCCTGATTCAAGCCATTTATAGAGGGTGAAGTGGCTAGCCTCCCCCATCAGGTCTGCTATTTGATCGACGGACAGGTTGTGCGTGTCTTTTGCGAATCGGATACAGAGTTCCATCGCATGACGCATGCTGGTTCCGCGTTCTTTTTTCCAATTGATCTTGGCCATTGGGGTTATTACCTGAGTCGTTGTTCCAAACAAAAATCTGTTTTGCCTCTATGCGGCTTCGCTTCTCGTGATTAGGCTGTATCTAAGCAATCAGGAGAGACTTACAATGCATTTATGCGACATGAAGCTGTTTGTCAGCGATTTCAGTGATAGACTTGAAACCACGTTTATCTTGATAACGCGATGGCCATATTTCTTCAGGTCGCATATCAAGGAATTCCGCGATGATTCGCTCGGCTTTTGGGTAAGGCGCACGGAATACACTGTTAAGAGTTCGCGGGTTTTTGTACCCATGATGACGGGCCAGTCCGGCAAGACTGGCTCCCTTTTTACGGATAGCCGCCATGATGTCTTGATGGTGCATATCTTTTGTAATTGAGTGAGTTTTTGGCTTGCTCATTTTTTTGGCCTTGCGTTAGTGAGTTGTAATTAATCATAGTCATTCATATTTGTAATTAATTTAACTCATAAATGATAGGCATGTAAAGCATTTATGATAGTTCCTATTCTTATTTCTGATAGGCATCTGTCTTTTATGCTCTAAGTATTTGATGTTTCGATACTTTTAACTTGAATGGTGCATCAAAAATGAAAGACTCCCCAGTTCCTTTTAATACGAATGGAATCGGAACGCGCATTGAAGAGGCTGCCGCCAAGGTAGGTGGCAAACGTGGTCTCTCAAAAATGATTGATATATCTGAAGCCCAGCTGTATCGAATCATTGCAGAAGAAAGCAGCCCTAAGATCGAAACGCTGGTGGCTATTGCTAATGCGACAGGTGTTTCTGTGACCTGGCTAGCGATAGGTAGTAATGATTCTGATAGTGATAGTGCAGAGCATCTTCAAGAATATGACTTTGTACCGCTTTACGATGCCCAGTGCAGTGCAGGTAACGGTTCCTGGAATGAGAATGCTCAAGTCCTAACTAAGCTGGCCTTCACTAGCTACTCTTTAAGAAAGAAAGGGTTAGAGTCTAAAATGCTGTCAGCCATCCGTGTAGACGGCGACTCAATGGAAGGCGATCTATCTGACGGTGATGCTGTGATGGTTGATCACTCTAAGACAGATGTAAAAGGAGAGGGCATATACGTGATCCGCCTGGACGGCCATCTTTACGCCAAACGTCTGCAGCGCACGTTTGATGGAATAGATATCATAAGTACTAACAAGGCTTACAAGGCAATGTCGGTACCAAAGGATCGTATAGAAGAACTCGAAGTTATTGGTCAGGTCGTATGGGCTGCTAGTTGGTGTATATAAAGGAATCATGTAAATGGAATTAGGACCTGAAGATGCTAAGGCGCTGATTATAGGTTTAGTCGGTGGTGTTATTGTACTGGCTGGGCATGGGTACTATAAAAAATTTGAGAGATCGAACATTCTTTCTGATATCGAAATTCTCACATATGAGAAAGAGCATCTTGAGGGGATGAAGCGCTCTAGTGTTGAAATGAATCGCGTTTCTTTCAGAGCTATTTTTGCTTTGTTGATGATATTTTCGTTTGCTGAGGGGGTTCCGCATTTCGTTCGATTGGTCGAGTCTGCGGGATCTGCCTACTATTCTCTTGTAAGCCTTTTTGTTTGGGCGACTGCTGGAGGCATAAGCTATAAGTATTTCAAACGATTGAACGACCTTAAATCTATGAAGTCGGCACTCGAAAGGATTGATGGGAAGATTGAGAAGTTGAATAGCAAACTCTAAAGTGACAAAAAGCGCGCCAAATTATCAAGTCTTGCAGATGCGGCGCGCTAAAAGTGTTGAAGCCTAATTGCCCTATTATGTATCAGTATCGGCCCACACCCCGCGTATTCCGTGCCCACAGGTTACCGCTTAATTTCAGATACTCCCGCTTATACATGTGCCAATAAAGGTGCTAGATCACACTGATTTAGTAGTTTTTTACTCTGGCGCACAGCTTTCCGAGTAAGACAGAAAGCTGTTTAAACACAAAAAAGACCTCTAATGAGGCCTTTGCAGATAGTTTAATCAAACCCGTATTATTTATGCCATGATGTGATGGCCCGCATCAACAAAGAGCTGACTGCCTGTCTGGCTTGAAGCCCAGTCACTAATCAAAAATGCAGTTAAACGGCCCACATCCTGGGGACTACCCAAACGGTGTAACGGGGAACGAGTAACGGCATCAGTCATAAGTCCATCAAAATCAGTGATACCCGAGCCCGCACGCGTCGGCATAGGCCCTGGAGACACCGAATGCACACGAATCCCACTCCCGCCAAGCTCTGACGCCAAATAGCGCACCGAACTCTCTAAAGCGGCTTTTACTGGCCCCATCATCCCATAATGGTCGACTACTTTTTCCGATCCGTAGTAAGTCATCGTTATTAACGCTCCGCCGTTCTCCTTCATCAAAGGCTCTGCTAAACGGGCCGCTCGAATAAAGGAATGGCATGAGATATCCATCGCCATACTAAAGCCCTTATCTGAAGAGTCTACCAGTCGGCCATGCAATTCATCCAAAGGAGACCAGGCAATTGAATGAACCACGAAATCTATCGTCCCCCATTCTTTCTCTACTTCGGCAAAAACAGCTTCGAGCTCACCCGGTTTACTAACATCACACGGAAGAAACAGCTTAGCGGTTAATGTTTCAGCAAGAGGGGTAACGAAAGGCTTAGCTTTTTCATTCAGGTAGGTGACACAAAGCTCAGCACCCAATTCACGTAATACTTCTGCACACCCGTATGCTATTGAGTGTCGATTTGCGATACCTAATACAATACCGCGCTTACCTTCTAATGAAAAAGGAATGCTCAT